AACTTCAATAGGTAGAGCAGATCCAATCAGAATCTATCAAAACACAGATAGATCAATTGGCTTTACTTTTAATTTGGTCGCAACATCTCGAGAAGACTTTGATGAGATGTGGTTTAAGCTTAATAAGCTCACAACCCTTCTTTATCCTCAATACACAAAGGGCAGAAAAGTCCAGAGTCCTGACGGAAGCACGCAGTTTATCATGCCTTTTTCTCAGGTTATGTCCGCTTCGCCAATGATTAGGTTGAGAATCGGTGATGTCATTAGATCCAATTACAGCAAGTTTAATTTATCACGACTTTTCGGATTAGGAACACCAGACTTTAATCCAAGTACAGGCTTATCTGTCCCACTCACTCAACTTGAGCTTAAAACTCTGCTGAGGCGAAATGACGTAGTAGTGTCTTTTGGGACCGAAGATTTCAATCAGTCAGTAATTGACTTACCTACAGTCTTGGGTGGAATAGTAAGAAATGCTAAACTAATTCCAAGTTCAATTTCAAACGATACAAGAGGTTTAATTCCATTTGATATTGTTCGAATACCGTATCCGGCTGTTAGATCTCTACCTCGCGCTGATGGACAAGGAAATTTTGAACTTCCCTTCAAAGATGTCTATGCTCGAATCGTAGAAAGAAAAAACGTTGATGGAACAATTAAATACGTCGGTAGTTTGCAAGGGACACCTGATCTTCTTTCTGCTGCAGGATTAGGAGAGTTTGGAGGGGTTGATTGCATTATAGAACCTCAACAAACACAGGTTTTTGCCGAGGGGCTTGCACTTGTGAGGGCAGCCACGCTTGTTGCTAAGGGGGCAGTTGGTGTTGTAAACGCAGGTGATATCTCTGCAGCTGCCGCAGGATTTATAGTTGGCATGCCAGGGACGATGGGCGGCAGGTACGCATTTAGTACGAATGAGTTCTTAAAGTCACAAAACAACTCAGTTGTCAAATCTTTCGAAGAAGCAGGTGGCAAGGGCCTCGCTGGCTTTATTGAATCTATGACTTTCACGTGGATTGACAGCAATACAAATTGGGAAGTTGAAAAAGATGCTCGTGCGCCAAAAACTGCTCAGATTACGATGCGATTTGCTCCGGTTCACGACATTGCACCTGGCTTGGATCACACCGGTTACAACCGAGCCGCGAACTATCCAGTCGGAGATCCTTCTAACAGAATCGCAGGCACAAGGCAAGTCGGCGGCGCAGCAGAAATAGTTGAAGCATTCCAAGACGCAGGGCCCATGGGCGCTTCTGAGTTACTTCGATTCGCAGGAGATTCTAATTACATTAGCGACACCGTCGAAGTCGCAGCAAAAAGAAACCAGATTGATTCTGGTGCAGTTGTTGATGTCCTGTTAAGAAACTTGCTGTAAAGGAAGACCGATGGCAATTAGTAGATACAATAGAGATGGTACAATTCTGGCAGGTCGTGCTTTTGGAACAGGAACTGCAGTAAATGCGATTAGGCAAGCTGTAAGACGAGGTGAGATAAGTCTCCAGACAAGAATACTGACAGAAGGCCAAAGGTTAGACACAGTCGCAGGTCAAGCTTATGGTGATTCTAGGTTGTGGTGGGTAATCGCCGCGGCAAGCAACATCGGGTGGGGGCTTCAAGTTCCTGCTGGAACCGAGCTAAGCATACCAACTGATTTATCTCAGATCGGAGATCTGGTAGGATGAGCAATAAAGTAGGCGTCATAGGCGGGTCCAATCATCGAAAGATGAAAGAGGCTGCCAAGAAGATAAAGGCGTCTACAGGATACGGCGGAATACTAGGCCAGTCCGGCGGGATTCAGCTTAAGCCTGGAGTTGCTATAACAAATGATGAGAAAGACGGAACTTCAAAGCTAAAGCAAGTCCAAGATTTGTTGACTTATGACACCGACGGCGCAAGATCTATGAGAGATATTGCAAATTCGCTGACTTCGCTAGGAAGCAATGACAAAGACTTTTTAAGAGATTTAAAAAATGATTTTGAATTTGTTTTCGGATTTGACGAAAAATTAAATCCAGAAAAGTTTCAAGCTCAGATCAAAGTTCCTGAAGTCGCTGATCCAAACAATGTTTTTATAACTAGAGACGCCATTCCAAGAATAAAATTTAGAAAAGAGAAAAGACCTGCTCACTTACCTGAAAGATTTATACCTGAGTCTGACTGGAGTAACGATAGAAGCAGACAAATGCATTTTGTAAACGTTCTCAATGGGAACTATACACCTGTCGTTTCGAATATTGATGAGATCGCTATTTTCATGAATAGTATTCCCACTCTGGAATTCTCCAGGTGCATGCCTTTTCTTGATGTCGTTTTTGAGACAGGAGAAAAAGCTTTAGATCGAGAAGGAAGCGCACTGTCTCTTAGCCTGTATAAGTCTCTTGAAGGAGCATCCAAGCCAGACGCCAAGTCAGCAAATGCAACCCTTGCGCAGAGCGTGCCTTCTAATCTCAAAGAAACTGGCTTTATCGACCAAGGAAATTCTACTTTCGGCATGGAGATGTTCACGACACCCCAGACTTTAATTCCGTCAACCGATGGTGCAGGAGGATCGCGGGTTGAGCCAATCTTAGACCAGTTCAGGCCCTTTATGTCTATTAAAAGCTTTACTGTGAATTTGCAACCAGTTGCAGGTGGCTATTATCAGAAAGCAACAGGAAATCTTTCTATCGTTCTTCATGATCGTTCTCGTCTTCATGAGATTTCAGCTTTAATTAGGCCTGACAACTATGGGTCAAATCATATTTTTATTGAGTATGGCTGGATACATCCCGATGCAGATTCTGGAAAGAACGATTATGCAGACTTTTTAAATAGTCTTAGAAGAAAGAGTAAATGGAAGCTTTACAATAGTGACTTAAGATTTACTCAAAACGGAGAGGTCGAGATTGACTTATCAATAATAGATCTCGGTGATCGAAATGCTGAACTGACTTCAATTGACAATAATGAATACTTTAAGAATGAGTCTAGGCTTCTTTCTAAGATAGAAAAAACTGTTTTAAAAATTGCTGGCCGAAAAGGAGTGGGCAAAGAGATCTCACCTGATCTTGTCGATGTTTCTGCTCTAGGCAAGTCAATATTGGCGTTTAATCCAAAAGGATTGCAAAAGGTTATTGACAAACTTGAGGAAGCGTCTAAGAAGAAAAATGAAAACTATAACGCTAGCGCAAAAGAACTTCAAGAAGAGCTGGTTAATTTTCAAAGACAAAGAGATAAGCTAGCAGACGCAACTAATGATGTTGTAAAGCTTCTATTTAATAATTTTGAAACAAGCAATCCACAATTAACAGATCCTTTCTTAGGAGGAGCATTATCAAAAGCTCCTGATTTAGGAGTCAAAAAGGGTTTCACAAAAGTCTATAAAGCTACCACACTGTCAGGAGAAGAGGAAGAACGCCTTAGTATAGAATTTAATGAAGTCCCTTATGTTTCACTTGGAAAGGTTTTAGGATTGTTAGTAGGAAATCCTCTTCTTGAGACTGGAAACTATTCCGAGGTACAGTTTTATTTCTATCCATTCTCATCACGTCCAAGTAGTCAAGTTTTCAACGCAGCAGGTAACTTAACAACTGCAGAGTTTCTTATGGATAGAAACGACCTTAGAGAAGGTGTAAACTATCTTATGCAGGCACACAGAACTGCAGACATACCCGTAGAGGCGCTTATTAAGTTCATTATGTCAAATTTTGTTAATTTTGTCGGAGCTCCTCAATATGATTTAATCGATAGTTCTGATGAAGGTTATCAAAAGATCGTAAATGGAAAACGACAGTCAGTTGTTGAAGCCGTAGGCAAAGGTGAGACAAACGTAAAGAAGCTAAATGATGCGCAAAAAGAAAAGATCAAAACTATCAATGAAAAGACATCAGATTTTATGTTTCCTAAAATTGCTTTGGAGTTTGAAGCAATCCCAAGAATTCCAACTGCTAACGAGTCTAGAAAATCTGCAGAAAAAGATACGATTTTAAGAATACACGTTTATGACACACAAGCTGGTCGTCAAGAGCCATATGAGAATCTATTGAATGCTTCTTTGGAAGGTCTCAACACTTTAGCAGCCATAAAAAATACTATGGCAGGAAGAAATAAAGATGCACCCGCGTCTAAGCCAGACGCTCGAGCTAAGACTCTCAATCGGCTCATAGATGAGCTTATAAAATCAAATCCCAAAGGCTTGAAGGTAGTTAGAGAAGCAGGTGTTGACGGAAATATTCAAGATTTTATCATCGACCTTCCCTATGAGACGATAAAAAAGAAAATTGCAGGTGAGTATCCCTTCATCGAGTACGGCACCGAAGCGTCAGCCATAATTGATGCATCATTCAGAACTAATCAAAATAAAGATTTTGTGAATGTTGTTTTGTCGCAAGCTGGCAGAAATCCCGAAAGATCAGCTAGCGGCCTAGGTTCAAACGGTTTACCAATTTTTACAAAGCCTAACTCATTAAGCATGACAACTATGGGATGTCCTCTCCTACGATACAGAACTAACATGTTCATAGATTTTAAAACAGGAACGTCCGTTGATAACCTGTATTACGCCAGGGGTGTCACACACAACATCTCGCCAGGTAGGTTTACGACAAGCTTGAATATGTCGTCCCTTCTTGCCGACGGGAAGTATAGAAGCACATACAAGACTCTCAAGAACGCAATCGATTACATTGACAAGAACAAGGATGATGACACAAAATAAAGTGTAAACCCTGATTCTTGACAATATAATACATGCATGGATGTCTGCATCAGTAAAAAAGTCCTCGGTACAAACTTGCACATGCTTTCAAAAGAGAGCGGCGAGATAGTGTGGACCGCGGCCTTGCCCGGAAGTTGCTTCCCAGTAGGATTCTCAGAGCATGATCCTTTTGTCACAGTTAGTGAGCTAATGGGAAGCGAGCTGGTTCTGTCTCCAGGAAAACAATATGTTGACGCATTAAAAGTAGCAGGAATTGAAGAGAATATTCCGTGGCATCAAGCTGTTCCTGCTAAGGTTTTTAAAAGGTTTATCCAGAGGATCGTAGATGGCTCCAGATCAATTTCATCTAGCGACCAGTATGAATACTATCAAAACTATCTAATTAAAGCACAGAGAGCATCCCAGAAACTCTCACCTGTTAAGATTGATGGCATCTCATATCAAAGTCTTATGGCAGATCCTTTAACACCTAATAAAAATGTTATTCAAAGCTTTTCTCCGACGGACGGATTTTCAAAAAGGCCTGTTTATGGATTTACTTCTACCAATACAGGACGATTGACTATTCGAAAAGGCCCGCAAATCCTAACTCTTAAAAAAGAGCATCGTGCTATCTTGACCTCTAGGTTCGATAAAGGACGAATAGTTCAGCTTGACTACACGAGCCTTGAGCCAAGAGTTGCTCTTTCAATGATCGGGCATAATCCACCCAAAGATATCTACAACAATGTTGCCAATAACATTCTCGATAACAGGGTTGGCAGAGAATCCGCTAAGCTTCTCACGATCGCATTGCTATATGGTATGGGACAAAAGAGAGTGAAAGATATCTTATCAGGAACCATGCTAGATCCCGCAGAGACAATGAACAGTCTCGATAGTTTCTTTGGGGCGAAAATAATAAGAGAAGAACTATCAAAGCAAGCAACGTCAGGATTTATTCAAAATTATTACGGTAGAAATATTCGGGTTCGAAACGACTCAGAGCACGTCTTATACAACAATCTTATCCAGTCAACTGCCGTCGACGTTGCCTTGCAAGGGTTCCGAAGAATGATTCAAGCTATTGAGGACCACGGCAAGAGCATGAGACCTGTTTTCATTCTTCATGATGCGCTTCTTATAGATTGTCCTCCCGATGAAGTAAAGTTTTTAGACACCTTGTGCGAAGTGGGTAGCAAGGCAGATAATTTGGACGCACACTTTTACATTAAGAAAGAGTTGGTAAATTGACTATTGAAATGAATATTGAGAAGATGCAGCGAGATTATGAGATGTTTAAGTCTCTTTGCGAGAAGCTAGGTGACAGATCACAAGCTGTTATCAATCTTTTGACGCACATAGAAGAGAGACTAGTAACTTGCCCATCCTCAGAGAGAACAGAATATTTCAATTCTTTTCCCGGTGGACTTTTAGATCATGCATTAAAGATTCTTGACGCTTCTTACAAATTAGTAAAAGCACACGATGCTAAACTCCCGAAGGAGTCCATCATCCTGTGCTCTCTGTTTTGCCTCATTGGAAAAGTCGGTGACGAGAATCAAGACCTCTACTTACCCCAGGATAACGACTGGCGACGTGATAAGCTCGGTGAGAACTACAAGTTTAATCCAGAACTTCGACACATGCGCGCTACACACAGATCTCTCTACCTCTTACAAAAGTTTGGGGTTGACTTGACTCAAGAGGAGTGGCTGGCTATTCTTCTGGCCGACGGACTCACAGACGACACACGACTCTACTCCATGCGGGAACCGACCCTCGCCCTGGTGATCTCTTCTGCTAACAAACTGGTCATGGCAGCAGATCGAGAGAGATGAACCCTTTCTCTACTTGAAGCATACTTATACAACGTTATGAAGAAGCGCTTTCAACCAAAGTACATCAAGAGGGGTCACGAGAGACGATCCGGTCTAGCACAGACAGGAGCTCACGGAACTTCTCACCGGATCGCCCCACCCGACGCGCACAGGTTAGGAAACTTACCCCAAGCGTGGCCGCGAACGGGCCAGACGGGCCAGTACACAGCTTCCATCATGGGACGTATGGGTGACGGATCTCTAGTCCACTACACCGACGAAGACAAGGAAGACTTCAAGAAGATGGATGGCCCGCCCGGCAAAGCCGGAAACTACAAGACCTCCATGAAGCGCATATACATCAAGAAAGGCGGGGGCAAAGGCATGATCGGAGCTACCGGTATACATGAGTCTAAGGAGCAAAGCATGGAAGAGCAAGCATTGAGAGAACTGATCCGAGAGATGATCCAGCATGAGATCACAGAGGCCCGCAAGAGAAAGATGCCTGCAGATGTCGCTGCTTACTCAGTTGAGCTCATGGATGAGGACGAGGAAGAGAACGAGGAAGATCGCCAGGACATGGATGAGTTTTCCGGTTCCGCTGCCGTTGCTGGATACTCCCTGCCTTTGGGTGCGTCTAACCATCCCTCCACGCTGAAGTCTCGCGGGGAGTTCACAGCTAAGATGTATGGTGGCCGTCCCGTGAAGTTGAACGCCCGCATCTTGGCCCGCCAAAGAAACGAAAAATAATTACAGTCTCCCTTGAACATCTGCGATTTTGTGTGTAAATTTACTACATACAAACTGCCAGAAATAAGGAGACAAAAATGGCACTTGATTTTGATGCAATTCGACGTAAGGTCGCACAGCTCTCTGGGAACGGTCCTAAGAGAAGCTCGATCTTTTGGCGTCCCGATGAGGGCGAATACACCATTCGCTTGCTGCCGTGGAAAGATTCCGACGGCCAACCTTTCAAGGAGCGCTGGTTCTACTACAACATCGGTGAGAATCGCGGTATCCTCGCACCCAAGCAGTTCGGTAAGCCTGATCCCATCCAGGAGCTGATCAACAAGCTGCGTGACGACGGTACCCCTGAGTCTGCTGAGCTGTGTAAGCGCCTGTATCCCAAGATGCGTGCTTATGCCCCTGTTGTGGTTCGAGGTGAAGAAGACAAGGGTACTCAACTCTGGTCCTTCGGTAAGCGTGTCTACCAGGATCTGCTTTCTATCATGCTTGATCCCGATTATGGAGACATCACCGATCCTTTGGAGGGTCGTGATGTAAAAGTTACCATCACCAAGCAGCCAGGTCAAAATTGGGCCACCACTACAGTTATGCCTCGCGGGAAGCAAACGCAACTGACTAATGATGACACACAAACCCAGAATTTGCTGGACAGTCTTCCGGACCTCGATGAGCTGTATAGTCTCGAGTCCTACGAAGAGATTGAGAAGAAGGTGAATGACTGGCTCAATGGATCCTCCTCAGACGGAACCGAGCAGACCACGACGACCACCACAACCAATACTACGACGACTGATACCACAACCACCAGTCAGAAGAGTACGCAAGAAGAGGGTAAGCAATACACTTCTCTTGATGAAGCATTTGCCGATCTTCTAGAAGGTTGAGGTGACGTATGGCGAGAAAAAAGACTGCAAAGAGCCCAGAGACTGATGACTTCACCTCTGACTTGATTAAATCGCTTAACAAGGATCACGGTAGTCGTATCGCCTACAATCTCAGCGTTGATGAGTCTCCAACACACGTAAAGGCTTGGGTTTCTACTGGAATTCGCCAACTTGATTACATTGTTGCTAATCGAAAAGGCGGCGGTCTTCCTTGCGGAAGAATTGTAGAGATCTTCGGCCCACCTTCGATCGGTAAGTCCCACATTGCCCTCCAAATCGCCCGCAATACGCAGGCGATGGGGGGTATTGTGGTTTACATCGA